TCACCAGATGATCCAAATACCGATGATGATATTACTGAAACTCTTGCATATAAATTGACATTTACTCCAGCTCTTAGCAACGGTGATGTAGTTAAAATTTATAAGTCTGGTTCAGGGTCAACATCGAGATCATTTATATCTGATGATAAGAGAATCCAAGATTCATTTAAATATCAAAAGTTTTCTTATATTCTTAAAACTGGTGCCAATATTGATCAGTGGAAAAACGCTTTTAATAGATTGGTTCACCCAGCTGGATTTATTTTCTTCGGTGAGATTCTTCTTTTCATCGAAATACTTCAGAAAAATAACGCAGCCAATGTTATGCCTTTTGCGCAACCTGGTTTGCAACTTGGTGCTGGTCTTCCAGTTCCAATTATTATTCCTCCGGTAGAGATTACTGCAGCAGCAGTTGCAACTCGATCTGGTCATGGTGTGACATCTGCTAATCTTGGATATACTGCTGATTTAGCAACAGTATATTTTACTGAACAGATCATTAATGATAATACAAGACAGTCCAATAAGATTGGACCTAAACAATACTTAGAAGATTTAAAATTCTTATTGCCGAATCCAATGTATAATTTTCGTGATTATACCATTTCTGAGGCTATAAATAAAACAATAGATATAAATGCAACAGCAGAAATTACTATCTCTAGCATATAACAGGAGTCGAAATCAATGGCCGCCATTGTAACACAAATTTTTAGGCTAAGAGCTGCTAAGCAGTTTGTAGCCGACATGGAAGCGGTAGCGAACAATTATTACTTGTTTGTTGGCCGCTCATCACCGTGGACGGATGACAGCACCCCGCCTGCACCTTACGATAACACACATTCACATACAACAGATGTATGGCAGAATATGACGTCACTTAAAAAGTTGGCTAATACCGATTTGCAGTTTGCTGCTCCTCGTTATCAGTGGATTTCTGGTACAACATATGCTGAATATGATGATCGTGATTCTACATTAGAATCTAAAAAATTCTATGTAATTACGGATAATAACCATATCATGCTTTGTTTAAAAGCTGGTCCGGGTGCATCTACTACAAACCCAGACAATACTGGTGTTACAGTAACAGGTGTTATTGATAATAGTGCATCTGATGGTTATATCTGGAAATATCTCTATACACTATCAACAACTGCTGCAAACAAATTCTTGACATCGGCATTTATACCTACAACAAATCTTACTGCTAACCCAGGCGGTGCAGCTGCACAGGCTCTTCAAGATCAATGGTCAGTTAAGCAAGGTGCTATTGACGGCGCACTTTATAATATTAAAGTTACTGCAGGCGGAACAGGTTACGATGCGTCAAATAACTTTACGGTTGCAATTGACGGAGATGGTACAGGTGCAACTGTTGTAGATGCTAATGTAACAGTAACCGGTGGAGCTATCACTAAGCTTCTTATTAGTGCTCCTGGATCTGGTTATACAAAAGCAAAAATTACTATCTCATCAGATGGTGCTGGTTCTGGAGCAACTGCTCGAGCAGTGATTGGACCAAAAGGTGGATTTGGATTTGATCCGCGTGAAGATATTCGAGCGCATTATATCACTATTAACCAATCTTTGACTGGAGATGAGAACGATACGTTTATTACTGGTAACGAATTTAGACAACTTGGTCTTATTCGTAATCCATATAACTTTAATACAACTACTATTTCTTCTGGTGGATCTCTTCGGGCAACAAAAAGCCTGACACTATCGGGTCCTCCTGCAGCTGGTGAATTTACAAATGATTCTACAATCATCGGTTCTAGCACCGGAGCAAAAGGTATTATTGACGACTATGATTCTACAAACGGTGTTGTATATTATCATCAAAACGAAGATACCGGCTTCACAGCATTTACTGTAACTGATGATGTTAAAATCGATGGTACAAGTAATACCGCTCGAGATATTACCGCGGTAGGTGATCCTGATGTAGAACATAATTCAGGAGATATTATTTTCGTTGAAAACCGTACACCAGTTAATCGTGCAGACGATCAGATTGAAACTGTAAAACTCGTACTTGAATTTTAAGGGACAAAAATAATGGCAATTAAGTTTAACGTAGATCCGTACTACGATGACTTCCTTAAGGCAGGCGCGGATGGCCTGTCTCCAAAGGAAAAATATAATAAGGTACTATTTCGTCCTGGAATTGCTGTACAAGCACGGGAGATGACACAACTCCAGTCGATGCTTCAAAACCAGGTTACACAATTTGGTAACCATATGTTTAAAGAAGGTTCGCTTGTAATTCCAGGTGGTAATGCTTATAATAACTATGCGGACTATGTTAAACTATCTGCAATTTCAACTTCGGTAAGTGACTCCCTTATCGGCAAACATTTTAAGAACGCTGATGGACTTAGAGCTAAAGTTATTGCAGCTGTTGCGGCTACTGGCTCTGATCCTGATACTCTTTATGTAGTTTATCAAAATTCAAACGGAACAACTAATACTGATAAAACATTCTCTGCTTCTGATTCTCTTACAGAGCAAGTATGGAATAATAGCACATCTTCATATGATGATGGCACTATTACTGCAACAGTAGGAACAACAACTCCTATCGGCTATGGAGCATTAGTACAGGTTGAAGAAGGTATTTACTTTATTCGTGGCCACTTTATAGTTGTTAAATCTGCAACATTGCTTCTTTCAAAATATACAAATGACGTATCTTTTGATGTAGGCCTAGAGATTACAGAGTCAGTAACAACATCTGCTGAAGATAATACTCTAAATGATAACGCAACAGGTACACCTAACTATGCTGCTCCTGGTGCACACAGATATTCTATTAAAACCGCTTTAAAAACACAAGCTAATTTTGGTGCAACAATTGATAATTTCTTGTTGCTACTACGTGTTGTTAATGGTAAGATTCAAAAGCAAGTACGTGAATCTGATTATAATGTAATCGAGGATACACTAGCTCGTCGTACATTTGATGAATCAGGTGATTATACAGTACGACCTTTTAAAGTTTCAATGAAAGAAGATACTGATGTAAATACTCCAGGAGATGCAACTAAATTAGTTGCTGCCATTGAGCCATCAAAAGCTTATGTTCGTGGTTACGAAATTGAAACGCTATCTACCACAAATCTTTCAGTAAATAAATCTCGTGAAGCGGCATTGTTTGAAGGTGCTTCTGTATCTTCTGTTATTGGTAATTTTGTAAGACTAACTGCTTCTACAGTAACCGGTCTTCCTGATACTACAACATTTGGACAAGTTAATCTTAAGTCTGCAGCTTCAGGCGGCGGGTCTACTATTGGTTTTGCCCGCGTACGCAGTATTGAAAAAGATGGAACTGATTTTAAAGTATACCTTTTCGATATTGAGATGAATGCTTCACAATCATTTACTGCTGTCCAATCTATTCAATCTTCTGGATTTAGTGGTAATGTTACTCTTGTAAATTCTAAAGCAGTTCTTAATGAGCCATCTAGAAATACCATGGTATTTGCCTTACCGTTCAACCGTGTTAAAACATGCGATGATGGTACTGGCGATTTTAACTATGTGTATTTTTCAAATAAAAAGTTTGGTGCAGATACGGTATCTGCTGGGGAAGCTACATTTACTACGTCAGGATCTACTGAATTATTCGAACCATTCGATACAGACAACTGGATCCTTGCTGTTACTTCTGGATCATCTGCTGGCACGATTGTTACCTTAGGCTCAGGAGATATCTCTATCTCAGGTAATAGCCAGTCAGTTGATATTTCAGGTTTAACATCATATAATGGTGAGTCAGTAGAATTAATTGCTGGCGTAAAGAAAACCCTTGATCATGATTCTAAATCATTAACAAGTAACGGTTCTCAAAATATTCATCAGGTAGCATTTACTAACCAAGCAACAATTGAAGCAGGTGATTTACAACTAGGTAAGGCTGATGGATATCGCCTACTAGCTGTTTATATGTCAGCTGATTTTAGTACTGATGCTACTGCTACAGATACAGATGTAAAAGAATATTATGACTTTGACAATGGTCAAAAGGATAACTTCTACGGCATCTCAAAGATTACTATTAAACCTGAAACAAACTTTGTTCCTACTGGACGTCTACTTATTAAGTATGAATTCTTTACTCACGATGGTACGGGCGACTTCTTCTCAGTTGATTCATATTCTGGTTTGACAGATGATGATGGCAATACAGTAACATATGAGGATATTCCATCTTATACGGTTAAATCAACTGGTGAAGTTGTAGAACTTCGTTCTGCTATTGACTTCCGACCAAGAGTATCAGATGCTGGTAATAACTTTAGTGGTACAGGAGCTGTTACTAAACTTGTGCCAGAGCCTGCGACTACATTTACAACAGATGTACAATACTATCTGAATCGTAAGGATAAAGTATTCTTAGATAAGAACGGTGAATTTGGAGTTATCGAAGGTGTATCAGGTCTAAATCCTGAATTGCCAGATGATCCGAAAGATGCAATGGTTCTTTATCATCTATTAGTACCAGCTTATACTCTTACTCCTGATGAAGTACAAATTACTATTCTTGATAATAAGCGCTATACAATGCGTGATATTGGTAAGATTGAACGTCGAGTTAATACTCTAGAATATTATACATCTCTTTCATTCCTTGAAAAAGAAGCATCAGGCCGTCAAATTGTTGACTCAACTGGTGCATTGCAGCGCTTTAAGAACGGATTTGTTGTAGACTCATTTAAGTCTTATAACGTTGCCGATGTAAAATCGCCTGATTATAGAGCAGCCATTGATCCTGATGACGGCATTCTACGTCCGCAGTTTGTTCAAGAAGCAACGCGTTTACGTTATGATGCAAGTAGTTCTTCTGGCATACAAAAAACTGGAGACTTAGTTACATTACCATATAGTAATGCCGATTTAGTTAATCAGCCACAGGCATCGTCTCTTATTAATGTTAACCCATATGATGTATTTACATGGCAGGGTTCTGTAGATCTTTCACCATCATCTGATGAGTGGAGAGATACTCGACGCCGCCCTAGTGTTACAATTGATAATGCTGGCGTTTCGGAAGCCATGCTCCAACAAATTAATGAAACAACTTCATTTGGTACTGTATGGAATAACTGGCAGACACAATGGACAGGTACTCAGACTCAAACAGGAAACTGGATACAGACACGAGAACAGAGTCGCGGAGGTGGCGGTGGTTTGCGTCAATTTAGAACAATTACTTCTACTACAACAGAAAATCAAACACGTGTAGGAACAACTACAGCATTGGCATGGTCAACTCAAGTTGAATCACAGGGTGATAGAGTAGTATCTATCGATATTGCTCCATTCATTCGGTCTCGACAAATTTCATTTAGTGCAACTCGAATGAAACCAAATACTCAAGTGTATGCTTTCTTTGATGGTGTTAATGTCGCTGACTTTGTTAAAGAAGAAGCTTATACGCTTTGGTCAGATAATAATACAAGCGTGGTTACTGGATTAAATAATATTACATCGCATCCTGGTACTGCTGGAGCTCTAATCACTGATGGTACCGGTAAAGTAACAGGATCGTTCTTTATTCCTAACCATGCAGCTAGACGCTTTAATACAGGGTCTCGAGTATTTAGACTTACAGATTCTGCGACTAACGCAAATAATAATACGACAGAAGCACAAGCAACATATACTGCAAGAGGCTTAATCGATAATGTTGAAGAAGTATTCTTATCAACTAGAATACCACGCGTTGAACAATCAAATGTAACTGGTAATAGAATCATTACAAATACACGTACACGTACGCAAGAAGGTTGGTGGGATCCACTAGCTCAATCATTCTTGATCGACGAAGTAGGTGGAGCTTATATTACTCAAGCTGATATCTTCTTCGGTGAAAAAGATGATAATATTCCTGTCACTGTTCAGATTCGCGAAATGACAAATGGTTTCCCATCACCTCGGATTGCTCCTTTTGGTGAAGTAGTTAAAGATGCTGCAGATGTAGTAACATCTGCGACAGGTGCTACAGCAACATCGTTTGTATTTGAATCCCCGGTATTCTTACAAGAGAACGTGGAATACTGTATTGTTGTTCTTGCTAATACAAATAAGTATAAAGTATGGCACGCTGTAATGGGAGAAGATGATACTTCTGGTGTTAAGATCAATAAACAGCCATATGCTGGTGTTATGTTTAAGTCTCAAAACGCTTCTACATGGACAGCTGATCAAAACGCAGATCTTAAGTTTAAGATTCATCGCGCTAACTTTACTACTGGAGCGACTGCTAATTTGGTTCTTAAGAATGATGAGCCAGAAAAAGTACAGCTTAGATATGATGCACTACGCATGACATCAGGGTCTAATCAGGTTAGAGTATACCATGATGACCATGGATTCTTTAAACACGCAACTGTTAACTCAAGTGTTACTATTAGCGGAGTTGCAAGTACAGTACATGGTATTCCAGCTGGTGAATTGAATGCAACTCATGTAGTAGATAATGTTGAGCAAGATTCCTATACAATTACAGTATCAACCAATGCTACAACAACAGGTATTGGTGGTGCAGGAACAGTTGTCGCAACTGATAACCGGGCATTCCAAGCATTCCAAGCGAATATACAACAGGTACTTGTAAGCAATACAAATATTACGTGGGCAG